CCATCAGTCACAGTCACTTTTGACACTGAACCATCGGACACAAAAGCAGTTGCTTTAGCACCTGTGCCACCGCCACCTGATATTGTCACAACAGGAGCTTCAGTGTAGCCAGACCCACCATCTGCAACAATAACTTTGAGTACACTTAGTTTGTAGTTGTCTTTGTAAATTTTGCTTGGTGCTGATTCATAACGTACATCAAATGCACTTTCATCAACATCTGGTGCTTTGTAGGATTCTGTGCCAGTGTCCCAATAAGCCGCATTGTCAAAGTCTGTCATGTCTGATCCAAATGTATCGGTCTTTGCATAGTTGACCCTGTACTGTCTCACTTTTGTGTGGAAAGGTTTTACTTCATCAATGTAATCAAGCAATGCTTCTTGTTGATCTGGTTTGTACGTAGGCTCAGTTGACAAAGTTTTTAGATCATTTTCAACAGTAAGGAATGATGTTTTGATTGCCCAGTCTACATACAGTTGTTCTGCTAAAATTTGTTGTACTGCAAAGAACCATAAATTGTTGTATTCTAATTCAAGGTCATCGATGTAAATGTCATCTATCACGCCTTCAAGTATGTTTCTTAATTCTGTGGTAGGTTGTTGATCAAAGTTGTTTTGGTCATATGTATCACTACCATATCCTAAAGCATTGTCCTCATAAGCATAAGCCAAAGATTTTATTTCTATTGTTGCATTGCCTAAACCTATTTCTTCATAAGTTGCTGTTTTTGTTTTAAGCACCAATCTAAAATTACCATCAAATGATGTTGTAATTTTTACAGTTTCGCCAATATCAACATCTGAATCATGTGGTAGCAATAAATCTTCAGTTGCAACGTTGTGATTGACGATAGTATCTTTTGAGTATCCACTTGCATACCAGTCTTTGTATTGCCAATACTGTTTGGTGTCGTATGACTGAACTCTTGTTCTGTTCCATGTTTTGTCTGCTTGGTATTGATATAGTGCCCAATAGCCATTGGATTCTGAATCTGATTCAACCAACGCAACTGAACCTGTAGCAAGTGTTGGTGTGTTGAAAGTGTTTAAAAAATTTAATTCAGTGTATGACGCAACTTTGAAATCATATTCACCACTTGCTGATGTTGGTTGTTCTTCTTCAAGATCGAACTTGCCTAATTTTTTGCTTGAGACAATCTTGTGTTGTTTCAATACAGCATTTATATTTTGTAATACCGCAGTAAGGACAGTGACTCTGTTTTGTATCAATGACTGGCCATCTTCTATACCATACCTTTGTGTTTGTGGCAATGTTATGTCTGGTACACTTGCTCCAGTTGTCCTAGTGCCTACCAATGAGTCAATCAGTTTTCTTTTTAATAATGTGTTAGGTTTACTTTTTTCATCACCTTCTTTGACCAACATCCATTCGCCGTGTTTTGGTAATGGATTTTCAATTGTACTCCATTCTACGTGATGTACTATGTCTGATCTTGATAATGATGTACCTATATTAGCATACGAAATAGCATCATTTTTTATAAATGCTGTGTAAGAATAGCCTTCGTTAATTGGATCTACAATTAAATTAGCAATGTTTGCCGCACTTATTGTCCTTGTCGGAAGATTTGGTACGCTTTGTTTGTTGCCTACCCAGAAATAATATTTTGTTTTAAATGTTTGTGTCTCAACGTCCCATACTGTGTTTTGACTGTAATAAGTTTTTGCTCTAGGAGACCCACTCAACCCAAGGGTATCACCTTCTTGTGTGCCAACTAATTCAGCATACCTTTGTGGTGTGTAGTCAGATTCTGTCCATTCATAAACCCCAACACTAGCACCAGGAAACAATCTTCCCCAATTGGCATTTCTGTATTCTGCTGATCCTTGTTCATACCAAAGATAATACATTCTGCTAGTGTCCAACCATAATTTACCAACATTAGTAGCCTTCCATGCTTTAGCAAAATCAAGAGTTACTGCATTTATATTGTTGATATCAGATAGATCAACTTCATTATAATATGCAGGATCTTCATCCATGATATATTCAAGTTCAGCATTTGCAGGTCCAGGCAATTTGCCTTTGATAGGATCAATCCAATCTATAAAGCCGATAGTTTGATTGCTAACTGTATCAAACAAATAGTTTTGTTTTATCCTCGAAGGATCTATCAGCTCACCTTGTTCTGAAATAGTTTCCCAACCAACTGTTGTAGCTTTCTTTTTTGCAAAGTCAATAAACAATCCACTGTCTGTGGCTTTGGTATCATCTTTTGGTGCACCAACAAATACTGATCTATCAGATATTGCAAGTCCTTGACCAAATTTATCACCACTGTCAATCTTGCTTGAATTCATTTGCTGATCTAACACATAGTAATCACCATATAATCCATACACTCTTACATTGCCTGCCTCAGATTCTGCATCAACAAATCTTGTGGTGTCATAATCAAATGTTGTTTCGCCTGTAAGCGTTGATCCATCGTCAGCAAATTTATCAAATGTTATTGTTTTGTTAAACGTTGCATTTTTGCTTGACACAGCAAGAGTATCTTTTGTTGGATGCAACACAACTTTTTCACCAAATCTGTTGTATTCACCTACAGCATTTGAAACTATGCCTTGTTGCTCTGGCCATCTATAAATTGTAAGCACTGAATTTTTTGCAGGTGCAGTAGTAAAGTTTAGTGTTGTTGTAGAACCATCCACATACCATGGAGTGCCTGAGTTAACTGTGTCTGCTGTGAATTCTGTGTCGTCAGCTGTTGCTGTGGTAGTGTCAGCAAAAACAGTTGCTGGAATTAACCAACTAGTTGTGCTGTCAGGCAACGTTTGGAATATACCAATGTCATTTTCATCAGTAGGAGCAAAAGATAATGTGAAAGCAGTTGTTGATCCATCTCCAATAACATTTTCATTTGCACTTGCATACACAAATACTTTGCCTTGATCAGGTATACTTGTGAGTGTGCTGTCTGATGTGCCTTGATTGTATTTTGGAGCGCCTACTACAATTTTAGTGCCTGCGCCATTCATTGTAATACTGTGACCAAATTCCATAGCTACTTGTCTTGTGTTTGGTATTAGTTTGCTGATTCTTAAGAATTGATCATCATTGTTAGCGTAAACAAACACAGCACCATTACCGCTTGTAGAATCATCACCTACTATGCCATGCAATGGAGCGCCAATTGCCACTATTGACCCTGTGTTGTCAGTTGCTATGCTTGACCCAAATTTTTCTCCAGTCAAAATATCTGGTGCAGATATTGTGGTCAAATAATCATATGATCCACCTGTGTTCTTTTTGTAAACTTCAACTTCGTTTATGCCTGGCACACCAAAGAAAGCATAATTGCTATCGCCACTGATTGCTAGAGCTGAGCCAAAATTGTCATTACTTGCAGGTGTTCTGCCTGTGACTGATTGTTTGAATCCCCAAAGTCCTCCAGTGTCTTTTGTTAGTATTTCAGCATATCCTTCACCAGTGAGTGTTGATTCTGCTCCTTGAACAAATGCTATCACTGTGGTGCTACCATCTGAACTTGTTGATGCTATTTTATAATTGGCATTCAATTGTACCGTTGTGTTGATGCCCATCTCATATGTGTCACTGTTCCAAGATTTAATTGTGCCATCACCCAGTTTAGTGCTTTCATCTGTGCTGTAAATGTCCACAGCATTGCCAATCACAAACGAAGGTGCAGTACTAAAGTCACCTCCATCTAATGTGACTACTTTAACAAATCCTGAGGCAAATGGTGCTGATACCAACAATGTATCTTCAGCATCACATGATAGAGCAAGTTCACTGCCATATCTATCAAATTGTGCTAGTTTAAATGAACCTGATGATTCAGTTGCTAGTCCTTCTTCTTCAACAGTCATTGCAATGTCACTCTCAATCGAAATTACTGTGTAATAGTTGTCCAATGGTGATTTAATTCTGTCTCCTGGTGCAAGTTCAGTTAGGAAAAGAGTGTTGTTGCCTGTGACTGATGTACTGCCAGATGTCACTGTGACTGTTCCTGATAAAGTTGCACCTGTTGATGTATGCGAAGGAAAAATTCCAAATATGTCTGGAAAATCATTGTATTGACTTCTTGAGTTAAGATACAGTTTTCCTCCTTGATCACCTGGCGCTGACACAAACACACTTGCTCCATCTTTGGTAGTAGCAATAGCATGTCCATATTCCGAATGAGCTGAAACATTAAAATCGAATAGACTGGTGTTTTCTAAGTATGGGTATGTGTTTTGATAATTTACCCATTTGCCCGATGTGTTAGTTTCATAATTGTTTGTCACACACACAATATCGTTTTTACGCCAACCACGTGGTGGAGCTGAATCGTTAATTTTTTCAGTTGAGCTTAGTTTCACTGACACTAATTTAAGCAGTTTGCCATCTTTTGTCATAGACGACCCATCTTCTTCTGGTAAAAAATTAAGGAATAAACTAAATTCTTTTGGATCATTAACAGTTGAATCCATTTGATCTCGTGCTGGTATTTGGTATATGCCGTCAATTTGTGCATCAACATCCTGCATAACAATTATATCGTCTTTGGCTAATCCATGCGGTTTATCTGTTGTGATTCTAATTTGATTTGCACCCAACAGACTAGATCCATCATCCTCATACTTGTCAAATCTTTTGATTCTCAAACCAGATTCTGTAATCCTAAATAAATCCCATGTTTTATTTTTGTTTTCTGCTACCCAAACATAACTTCCAACTTGTAAAAGATTGTATGATGTTGATGACAGTAAATCATTTAATGTCAAATATGTTTCATCAACATAATCTAAGTTTATTGGACCAGCATTTTTAAATTTAAACACACTCATTGCACTATGTCGTCCATTGTGTTTGGCACCGTCATATTCAATAAAAGGTTTGCTGTCGTAATCTTCAGGCACAATTCTTAAATTCTTTTTTAATATTTGATATGCAGGATCTTGCGAATTTATTGCAGAACCTGACACAAATTTTGCAATCTGAGGGTTTGCACCAAATGATTTGCTATCAAGAGCGAATTCTATGTCTTGCTGTGTCCTTGTGCCACCATATCCACCTATTCTAAACGCCCATTCTTCAAATACATTGTATTTGTTTGTTTCACCTGCTCTAAATTGTGCATTAAGCATTTTTGTAATGCTGTTAATTGTGCCTTTTTCTTTAATAAATCCTTGATAAAACTTGTATTGTGAAGATTCGTCTATGCCTAGATTATCTAAGTATTGTCTTGGTTGATAGCCTATTAGATGCCTAGCTAACGTTTGCTGTCCTTCATCAAAATTATCTGTGTCTAGATTGTAAAAATCTTCAAATTGTGCTGTGCGATAATCTAAGTTTGGAATCAAAGACGAAACTGGTTTTTCACCTCGCAATGTCCAGTTTGCATTTTCAAATTTTTGTGTGCCAGTGTGCCTTTTGTTAGCAATGTAATACCTGGTTTGATATATTACAACGTCACCTAGATTATAATCTTTATTTGATATCCAATCTTCAATTTCAGCCGCATCAAACATGAACCCTGGAGCATACAAATCACCATTCCAATCAGCAGTTTTGAAACCTGTCAATTTTATTCTTTCTTGTCTAAAACCTAGTGCAGGATCATACATTACATCTGAGAACACAGTACTGTTTTCAAGTATCAACACATGCTCTTTTTGTACCACGTTAAATTTAGCATAATATATTCCATCTGTTTCCTGTCTTGTAGTGAGTACAGTTTCGTTGCCTTCTCTCATCACGTTTAGATCATTAAGTGGAATGCCTAGGTCTTCTTGTTGAAGCACTTGATATCCTTCGATTGGGTCAAGCAATGTATCTACCACACCTGAAGTGTTGTTTAATTTCAGTGATTCTGATGCTGGTGATAAAGCAATGACTGTGCCACTTGCCCAATTTTGTGTTGACCAGAATAAAAATTCTTTGATACTCAAACTCCAATCAGTATTAGTTGATAGATCTGAAGAAAATCCGTCAAAACTAAACCCTACTGACTTCAAATGTTGTTCATAACCTTGTATGAAGTTTGATACTTCTGTTTTTGTGCGGTATTCAGTGCCATATGGAACTGTGGTTGCAACTGTATCGAATAAATTATACTTAGGTACTGATACTCCTCCTTGTAATGGTAGTGCAGAACCTAACTGAGTTAGATTTGTTTCATCAAAAGATGTGCCAGCAGTGAATGTTGTGTTTACTCTATAAAATACATCATCATTTCTCAATAAAGACCCAGCCACGTAAAAGCCATCTTGTTGCCAATTGTAAAATTCTTCAGTGGTTTGACCCACAGCAAGATTGCCACTGACCTGTGTCTGTCTTGGTTTGAAGATTTGGAACGACCTATTGTAAGGATCATACCCAATTACTTTGAATCCAGTGTCAGTTTTTTGTATGATCACACCAGAATATTTTGCAGTCACCACAGGTGTTGATTTGTGCAATAATAATGTGTAATCTTCAGGTGGTATAAACACGCTACTGCTAGTAGAACCTGGACTGACTGAATCTGCAATTACTTTTAGGTTTGTTTTGTCTGTAAATCCACCTAGTTTGTAAGCCAAATTCAAACGTAAATTTTTTATTGGCGTGATAAAGTTGGTGTCTTGGTCTAAATTTTTGCCTTTGAGATATTCAAGTATGAACACATGGTACCCTGCACCTGCATAATCTTGTGATTCGCCATCGGCATCTGTGTAATCTTGTGCATAAAACACAAAATCTTTTGGTTGTACTGCTGTTCCTGTGGTGCTGTAAACATATTGTCCAGCTGGATTTTGAAATATCCTTGCTGTATCCCATAAAACGCCAAAGTACCTTGCAGGAGATGTCAGTGCATTTATAATTTGTGTAGCAAAAGGATAATCAGAAGATCGTCTCCAAGCAGTTTCAGCCGGCGCATGGTCACCTTCTTTGAACTGTGCTTTCATTTCACTTTGATTTGCAATGATTCTATCCACCAAAAAGTCATTTGGTGCCTTTAAATTGCCTGCGTCATCAACTGGAATGAATGCATTCAAACCTGGACGTGTGTATTTGTCATAGTTTCCTTTTCTATCTCCTGAAGAAATAAAGCCGTTTTCTAAATCATTCCATAAAATTTCGTTGCCTGATGTGTAAGGCGCCGCTCCATATCTTGATTCCCAGTAAGATGGTTTTTCTGCAAAGCCAAGCATTTCCCACGGATGCGTGTGTGGACGATCTGTGTCGTACATGTCTTTATAAATGCCACGCCAGTAACCTTTAAGTTTGTTTCCATCTACACGTGAACCGACTTGTGAGTAGTTCCAGGTAAACGGATCTTGTGCATCAAAGTATGCATGGGTGGTATAATCAATTTGATTGTTGCCAGCCCATTCCATGAACTGTCTTTTTTCAATTTCATCCCATTCAGATTCAGTCCATGCACTATTTCTAAACTTGCCTGGACGTTGATTAAGATCATGCAAGTTTTTTTCATCATATGTGACTTTGATGTTATTGTAAATTCTTTTTTCCAGTTCTAAAATCAAATCATCTCTGATATCACCATATGCTTTGATCAACGATCCATCATGTCCTTGAAGAACTGTGGTTGTGGTTGAGTCGTTTAATTGACTGCGATAGGTGTTGTCTACATAAGTTTTTGGTTCATATGCAGGATATAAACCAAGTTTAGTTGGTGTTGGTGGCACATGACATCCATCTGTGTTTGGATATTCTCTAATTTCAATCTTGTCACCAATTGCAAGAGTGTATGCAGTTGTAAAGGTCAACGTAGCACTATCAGAATCGAAAGTATAATCAGTGCCATGTACTGCCTGCACATCATTGACCCACACATAAACTGCTTGATGGCTTAGCTTGCCTTTGTCAAATACTGCACTCAATCCATATGTTTTGTTATTGTTGTCTGTGACTGTGTATGATATTTTTGTAAAGTTTTCACTGTATCCTATCATGTCGCTGTGGAAAAAAGCAAATTCTTCTGATTTGTTACGTGATATTGTTCTTATGATATCATCAACTTGATCTCTAATTGTGCCATCTTTGACATTGTCAATTGCTTTTACAAATGAATTTTTAAAATGTTGATACTCTTTAGCAACATATTTTACTGATGCAATGTAATTTGAATTGATGTTTGTTAAACAGTAGGTTGCTAAAGGTATTGATCCAGCATGTTGTAAAATACGTCTACCATATTTTTTTGTGTTTGGTAGATCTTTAAAGTTATTACTGCCCGGTTGGGTGCCTGTAAAGTCTGGCACTTCTTCAGCAATGCTTGCCACGTGGTTGTTTATTTCACCTAAAGTCAATGACACAATCGATTGGTTCAATCCATTACGTTCAAGGTTATCAGGTACCTCATAGTGCCCATTAGTATTTTTACTGGCAAATGGAGCATAACTTTCAAATACAATTTTATCACCAACTGTCCTGCTGTTCACAAATTTCACAAATATGTCATTGCCTTGTGTGACCAAAGTATAATCTGTTGTAAGTGTTTTCTTCTTATTGTTTACAAACACATTTAATTCTAAGTCAATCACTGCACTTGCCTTGTTAAAATTTTTCAGTTTGAATATTTTCAATTCATCTTTTACAATAGCCACATCAATAATTCTTTGTTTGGTTAAATTAATTTGTTTTGACCAAAGGTTGCCCAGTTCTGTAGTCACTGTGTTGTTTACTGTGCTGTCTACTCCTACTTCTACATCAATTAAGTTTTTCAAATAGTAAGCTGACGCTGTGTTGATTTTAACTTTTTGTCCGTTGGACTCATCTAGATACAAAACACTAGTGTCAGCAAGTGTATTTTTAAACACAATATCTGCCACAGTACCAAAATTTTCATATTTAATTTGTATGCCATATTCTGTGTCTTTGGTTCCAGTTGATGATTGTTCTACTTCAAATATTGTACTGCCCATGAAAGAAGATGCAGGATAGGTTGTGGTATCATCCAAAGAAACTTTTGAACTGTTGTACAAAGCAAAAAGTGGTTGTTGTTGCACTTTTGTTTTTTGTTGACATTCTTGCCAGCCAGTGCCATTAAATCTATACTGTTTACCTTTGTTGTCAGTGCCTGCTTTAATTACAACGGTGTTGCCTTCGACAGGTTGTTCTGCTAGTTCTAGATTGATATAAAGAATGCTTGAACTGTCAATGCTTACAAAATCAACTGTGTAAATGTTACCAGCAACTGTGGCATCAGTATCATTTGCAAAAATTACTCTATCACCTTGTTTGAGATTCACACCGTCTACAAAATGCCCAGCCTTACCGTTGATGTTTGATAAAGCATCTGTAGAATCTGTTTCTAATGCAGTGATTGGTTCAAGGCCAACATTACCATAATCATATAATTGAATGTTGCCTTCAAATTGTATGATAGGCCTCTTTGCTCTTTTGGTTTGATCTAAACTTACTGTGTGTCCATTGTATGTTGCTGTGTTGGTTAGCACACTTTCATGAAACCATCTGTTTGATCTTGACCAAGCATTAAAGTCCTTGCTGTTTCTGTTTATTGTAAAATAATCTTTGTTGGTAGGTACATCAAACCCTGCATCCCATGCCTGATCATCAAAATTTTGTGTGCCATCAGCATCCCATACCACAGTCTGTGTTGCATTACTAAAGCCCTCTGGCACTATCATTCTATCTGTTGACACCAACACAATCTCATTGCCTACACCTTCTACATAGTATTCTTTGTTTTTGTATGTGGCAGGTATAGTGCCAGCAAATTTTACTTTCAATCCATTTTCAAAAATTACGCCAGCTGGAGTGGTGTAAGTTTTTTTGCCTAGTATTTCTGTTGTGATGTCAACTGTGGTATATCCATCATCTAAATCTTCAATGATAATCGATCCTTGCATTGATGTGTGATTTGCACACGCATAAAATAATATGTCAGGCAAGGCACTACTTGCATCAGTGGCAGGTACTGTGAATGTCACTGTGCCATTGTCTGCACCGTTATCGCTCACATACCCACTTGAATCACTTTCATACTGTGATGTTGATCCATCTGTTTTTGCTGTTTTGATATAAAATGGATGTCCTTTAGCATCAACCTCAAACTTATATGTGTTGCCTCTGTATAGTGTTAGTGTTGGATTATCTCCAGTATATCCACTAAAATTATAAGCACCAGCGGCATTGTTTGTCACTTTAATTGTGCTAACACTACCAGGTGTAGTGATGTCTACTTGTACAGGAGATGGTCCTTCAGGTATCCAATAATAGTTTCTATAATTTACTAACGGGTCAATATCTATAGGCGGTGCCCATGAATGTGATTGTTGTTCGAATAGTCTATGGTGATTGTTTTTGTTGCCACCTAAAAAATCAATTTGATTGACCAAGTCAATATAAGAAGAATGATACGCATATGTCCCATCTTCTTTTTTGTAATTTACAGTTGGTTCCAATTGATAATTTTGTCTATCATTGTTCAGCTCTGTAAAATAAGTGTCTGTGGTTTTAAAACTTGGACCTTTGGTTGAGCCAACAAAACCGCTGATCTTTTCAAGTTCACCTTTTTGTGTGAATTGATCAAGTGTTGCATTTATAAACTTTTTATTACGCTCAGTTTGGAATACTTCTGGTAACAGTTTAGTGGTTGTTCTTGAAACCGTTGCCATGCGTTAGTACCCTGAGCTTGTAGATGTTGTTGTAGTTGTAGGTGTTGTGGTTGTAGTTGTTGTGCTTGCCGTGGTTGTTTCTGTGCCAGCACTACCACCAGACGTTGCTGTGACTGTGGTTGCTGACTCAACAGCACTTGTGACTACTGTGCCTGTTGCTTTGAGATTGCCTTGTGATATAGAAGGAATAATTTCTACATCTTCAACAGTTGCTCCACTGATAAAAATTTCATCACTGTTTGATTCAACTTGAAACAGTGACCCAAATGCGTTTTCTTGTTTGTTTGGTACTATTACAACCGAACTAACTTTAGGCGCTAGTGAATTGTGAATATATGTTGCTAGTTCTGTATAAAAAAATGTATCCCCAAATGTCCAATTATCAATTGAGAAGTATTCATTAATTGCTTCTATAATTGAAAGTTTAATATCACTGTCAGTAATAACAATGCCATCATTTTTGATAACTTTGAATGTTGCTTGTAAACTTGCGTCAGCATTTTTTCCAAACAACAATTTATATTTCACAGGTCTGTACACAATTTCATCTGACACATTTTTATATGTGCTTAAAAGTGGATTGTATGATGTTCTCAAAGATGCTGATGTTGGCACGCTTGGTTGTAAACCAATTTGTCCATTTCTAATCCAATTGCGAATTTCTGTATCATAAGCAGATGTCAACATGTAGATATCAATTAGATTGCTCACTGAAGGATCAATTCTGCGATCATATCTTGCCGCATGTTCATAATTGTAGTTTACTTCTTCTCTGCCTACTACCACTTTATAGTCTGATGTGACATCATCTAATTGGCCAGTTGTCTGGTTGTATTGTTTGATTAGTTCATCATTATACAAATGAAACAATTGGCCATCGTTGAAATCAGCAACCACAATTGCTCCTTCACTAGCGGCTAATTCAAAATCACTTGACGTGACATAATCATACCAATCAGTTGCTTTTGCTGTGTCTTTCTTAAAATACACATATTTGCCTGTGACATTTTTGCCTGGTGCTACAACAGAATCAAACAAGTCTGGATTATCAACTGCCGCATCATCATCTGAATCTCTGAAAGACACCAACACTTCTCTGCTGTCGTTCAATCCTGTACTTAAAGTCCTATTACCTATTATAGCAAACGAATAATCTTGCTTTAATTGTATACTACTGTCAGGCATAGAATTGAATTTCAATACTTTGATTTGATCATTTATAACTTGTCCTTTTGCCTGATCATAAATTTTTTGATCTTCGTCGTAAAAAAATCTATTTTTAGTTGCAGATCTAAACACATACAGCGTTTGTCTATATTTCACTGTGTACACATCATTGGTTGCCGTGAATTGGAATAACCAACTTGAATCTTTGTTGGTTGTTGCTGTACTGCCTTGATCACTTAAATCAAAACTGCCGTCAACGTTTAGGTTACTTGATGAAATAAACTGCCACTGACTTGTATCAACATTGTAAGTTAGCCCAAAATTATTGAAGTTATCCATAGCGTCTATGATTAGGTTTTCTACTGATACATCAATATCTGTAGCATAGGTAGGAATAACCTCAGTCAAAATTGCTGTGCTTGGCACTTTGTCTACAAGTGTGATTGGACCAGTGCCATCTGATAGATTGCCTTCGCCATAGTTTGACCCATCCAGCACAACTTTTTGTACTTTCGTCCATAAAACGTTGGTTGACCCAGTGTGCCCTGCTTCTCCTGCCATGAGTGTACCGTTGTCCATAAAATGGAAACCACTAGGAGCTTCGAATTTTAAAAGTGCTCCTGGTTTGACATATTTTAAATTGCTAGTCGAAAAATTTCCCACAGCCAATGGTCCATCTTCTTTGATGTAGCCAGTGTATGTGTTGGTTGCAGATGTACTTAGGTTCCAAGTAAATGCAGTACCTGTGCTTTGCCTTGTGTAATTGTCATAGTAGTAATCTCTCACTGACGCAGAGGCAAGCAAAGGTTCTATGGTGTTTGTAATAAAATTTTGAATATCATTCAAATTGGTATATGAAAATTGTAGTGTTGGTTCATTTGTTTCTTTATAGATTATTCCATCATCTGCAAAAATATTAGTAGAAGAGTATGCTCCAGTTGGATCTATCAAATCATAGTAACGTGATATTCCACTTGCAGTTCTGTTGACTGCTTTTGTTTTAGCAATACCTTGAAATGCTGTCAACGGCACAATTTGATAATCTTCAGCTGTGACCATTCTATTGTTTGTGTAGTAGGCTTGTGGTGCTTTGGTTTTGATATCAGTGTTGCTTTCTGTTGCAGTTGCATTATCAATTGTGACTTCTAAACTCATTGTCACAGTCATTGTGTTCAGTTGCCCATTGCTGTTGATATACTCAAATGATGTTGAAATGTTCTTCATATCACGTGGCCTAACAGTGAAAGTACCATTCACACTTGATCTGTAATAACTTCTAAACAAGCCTTTTGGATTGTCAGCAAACACACCATCTGCAAACACTAAATCAATTTGATCATTTGCTCTGGTGCTTACGCTGTATAATTTTCTTACTGTTTCGCTAACTGAATTGTAAATTACATTGTTGCCTGTGACTGCAGGCACTTTGGTCCACAAGTTGTCTAAGGTACCAGTATCTGTAAGGTCATACAACCAAACATCATTGTTGTTTACATTATTTTTGTTGATAGATACAATGGTGTTAGGTGATGGATCTGAAACATTAAATTCAGTAAAACCAAGTTCTCCTTGTTTGAACAACATAAAAAACCCTGTGTTAGCACTTTGATTGCCATTGCCATCTGCTCGATACAAAAAGCCAAATCTGTTGCCAGGTATAGGTGATTCTTCGTAAATGTAATCTTGATTTCTAAATGTTGCACTTACAAGTTCAAAAGGCATTGGTTGTGAGTTGACTGTTCTTGTGAATTGAAACACTGGAACACCAGAGTTAGTTGTTGCAAATTTGTATTGATGCGTGTTTACACCACCAATTACATCTCTTATAGCAGGAGCTCCAAATTTTTGTGTGCCACTCAATGAAGAATTTAACACAGCAATAAATTGTTCGAACCAATTTGAGTTGGTAGGGTCGTTCCATGAAATAAGTTGATTTGACAAATCAACACCGTTTGAGTCAGTCACAGATTCAGTTGTGCTTATGCTTGTAATTTTTAAAAGGCCACTAGCCGCATTGTTGCGTTTAGGCACATAACTTAACAGTCTTGCCAAACGTAAAATACTGTCTCTACGTTCTGCTGTGTCAATAAAGTTTTCTCTTGAATTTAGATCAATTCTAAAGCTGAGATTTTGTCCTAGATAAGCAATAAGATCAATCAGTGCAAGATACTCTGATGATTCAATGTAGTCGTTGAAATCTTCTGGATAATTGTTTCGCAAATACTGAATCATTGTTCTACGAATTGTGTCAAAGTCGTAGGATCTAAAGTCTGCTTGTTGGAATGATCTATAGATCTTTTGCCAATCTTGAGATATTAGTAGCGAATTCTGTCTATCAGTAGTTGCCATGTTCTGTAGGTATTTATTTGATTTATTAAGTACGCAGTTTATTAATAACTTGATGACCCAGTGCTTGATGCGCCTGATTCTGTGTTAGATGACACAATTGGAGCTTGTGAGTCTTGATTGAACAACAAGTTTAAATTTTCAGATATGTTAAATGGTGTGTAGGTTATTTCAAGATTGATGTTGAGCCCGTGCTCTTCTCCTTCGATCTGAAGTGTGTCTAGTCGCCAACGTGGGTCATAACCAACTATTTCAACCACATCATCTTCTACTGCTTTGCTGATGTCAGGGCTAAAATTTTCAAACAACAAATCGTATATGATTGTGCCAAAGTTAGGATTTTCTAATTTTTCACCTTTTTTGATGTGAAAATGGTTGAGCAAATCTGTTCTTGCTAGTTCATAATCATACAGCACATTATTGTCAAAATCCCTGTTTACAGTTGAAAATCCAACATAATTTTTGATAGATATTGGTGAGCCAATTCTATCACTGGTTGTAGTTTTTACTAATTTTACTTTTGCCATTTTTTATATTTACTCTCTACTATCAGGAAATTCTTGTTGCCTGTTGAAGTGCTATTATATTCCAGCCAGTGGATCCATACATCAATTGGACATTGTCAATAACAGCGTCAAATCTTATTGATGTCCACCCCACAAGGTTGTCTGGGGTGATGGTTGCATTGCCACCGTCTGCCTTCATTATGATTATTTTAACTTGTCCTTCTGTGCCATTTGCTAATGAATACGCTTCAGTTCCAGTTGTTGAAATAAATGTAACTCCTGTGGTTAAACTGATTGCGCCTCCACCAGTAATATTTTCAACAGTTCTAAAATTTTGTTGAAGATGTGTAAAATTGGCATCCAGTTCTGCATAGGTTAGTGCCGATCCTTTGGTTTCACGTAAAGTTATTGTCATGTTGTTGCTCCTGCGTCGTTATAATAAACTCCTACATATCCAGAAAATGATGAGTCAGCCGCTATTCCAGGATTTATTTCAACATAGTTTGTTGCCACATAGTTGAATAAATTTTGTTCTGATTCACTAGGTGTGGTTTCAAACACATAGCACTGATCAATCAATGCCTGTTTGGCAGTTGAATCACTTTCAGCGGCTATCTGTGCCAACAATGATGCGTAGTCTGGATTAGCCATTTGCTATTACATCTCCTGATCCGGTTTCGGCTCTATTTGCTACCCACGAACCGTGGCCTCCTGTGGCATCGCCTTGACGATGAACAGCTTTGCCTTCTGCAAACACATTGGGAGAACCTGCTGTAGCAGGATCTGTACAGGCTGTGGTATCATCAACTCTGACAACTTTGGCACCATTAGCAAAGACGTTTGCGGCACCTGTTGCATAAGGAGTCTTATGAAATGGGTTGGGAGTTGGTGAAGCGTGTCCAACATGTTTATCTGTTCCTACTCTAACTATTCCGGGCATACTGTATTTACAACCTTGTGCTCAGGTCATTTGCGGCTTTTTTATCACCATCTGGTTCTTTGTATTCCCTGTCTGTTCTGTCTACACTGGCAAGCACTCTATTTTTGTCTTCGTGGTCAACCCATTCTTCGTGCACCGGTACTCTTTTCATTATACTCTGTACCACCAACACTTCACCATCTGCCTGTACAGAACGACTGTCTGTCTGGTATGGAAACACATATTGGGTGTCTGTTTGTGCCAACAAATGTGTGAGCAAAGGTTTAATTGTGGCTTTGTCAGCCAAACGACTTTCGCCGGCAGTGGTTGCAGAAACTGTGCCGCTGTTAAAGTTGATATTGCCACCATCTATGTCTGTGCCAGCGTTAGAAACTTGTAATTTTGCATCACTTTTGAGTGTGGTATCTAAAACACTATCTACATTCACTTTGCCTGATGTTTTTAAATTAAAGTTGCCCACCACACTATCTGCATCAGTCACAGCTTGTAAGTTGATGTTTGATGTTAGGCTGTCGTCTTTGTTTTCTGAATTGCCTGCCAGTATATCAACATCACCTGTGGCATGAATGCGTACATCTTTTCTTGTGACTGTAAGGTTGGCATCCACAGTTTCTGCTACTTGCGATGCTCTGATGTCAATGTGACCTTGCAATGACTCTAATTTGAAATCACCGCCAACTTCAATTCTACCTTCGCCACCTACTTTCAATTGTGTTTCTGCACTTGATTCAAATCGTATTGCGCCAGTTGACACTTCGTCAATTTTGCCATCATGGAAAGGATTTGTGTCTTTGGCCCACTCGCCCACAGCTTTCATGTTGATGTTTCTGCCAGCTTCAATGTTTACATCTCTATCTGCTTTGAAATTAAAATCTGCTTTAGTATGCACACTTACAGAATCATTTGCAAATATATCAATCTTGCCATCCAACGTTAGTTCTATCCATGCATTGCCATTTGAGGTGCCTATGTAAATCAATCCTTCTGTGTCATGCATCAAAATTTGATGTCCTGAGCGTGTGCGTAATCTAACCAGCTCGTTCACAGATGGATTTTGTATTTCTCCTGCAACAAAATCTTGCGGTGTGCCATCATCCATAACAAATGTATGTCCACCTTGTCTTGAATTTGCTCTTGCTTTGACTGTGCCATCCTTGTCTAAAATAGTGCCGTGAAAATTTCCAACTTTTGGTCCAGATTTTTGTCCAAAGAAATCAACAGGACCTGGTGTGCTTATTCCAAAAACCTGCGATGGAGATTCGCGTCTTGCTGATGATGAGGTATTGCCTCTCACATTATCAGTAGCCAATCCTTGTTCTATCAGTGTTTCTACAAATGGATGCACTGGTTTTCTAGCGTCCGCAATTGCAGTATCAACATCAAGTGCTTTGTTGTATTCAGTGACTGGTGTTGACGCAATTTTTTGTTGAATCAGCTCAGCATCGTAATCTTCTGAGTCTTCATCAATAGATTTTCTTCTAGAAGATGGATTGCCTGGTATCATAGTGTTCATGTACTGATCCATTGGATAGCCCATGATGTAACCTTTAGCAAGATCTCCACTATCAAACATCACAGCTACCTGTGTGTTTAGATCTGGCGGAGGCATCCACATACCATATGATTTTTGGCTTTCGCTCCAGTCATTGGACCCTGCGGTGGTCAATGTGCCTGGTGTGACACCATAAAAAGGTGTGAGGTATCTGCACCATATCCATGTGTTTGGATCATTTTCTATGCCTCCAAATGCATTCACATGCACTTGCACACGCCCCATGCGTTGTGGATCAGCAGTTCTTTTGACTCTGCCAATGTATAATGAGTTGGCTGTGGGTCTGAATTTCTGAGCACCTGTGAAATCTGATGGTGACTTTGTGGTGTGTGTTTGTCTAGCCATTATCTCCCAACTCCTACACCTGTGCCACTATTTTCAGTTGTAGTTGCACTTGAACTTGTGCTGTATCCAGTGCCTGACTCTGCTCTACTTCTACTTAAACTTGCATTGCGTTCATAGTATTGCCTTCTAGTCAGTCCACCATATTTGTTTTTGCCTTTTGTCTCTGGTTCTGTTTCCACAATGGTACTGCCACCACCTCTTTCTTGAATAGTTGTTGTTCTTGTTGTCACAGTAGGTTGCACAGTCAACGTTTCAGTGGTGGTAAAGTTACTGACTCCAGCTCGTTGTGCCGCTCTAGTGCCTTGCCCGCCTCCTGCTTGAGAATTAGGATTATAACCCTCATACTTTGAATTTCCTTTGTTTACAGTATAACCTTCACTTACCACCACTGTTTCTGTGGTTGTGTTGCTATCCTCGCCTAATATTCTTTCAACGTCTGAATCTGTGCTTTGATTGTCTTTGTTTTTGTTCATCTGTTTATTCGATCCATCATCAGTGAATCCTTGTTCTACATCCACTGCTTCTCCAAATTCTCCAACTTCAACTTCTTGTACTTCACCATCTGTGCCTTCAATAGATGCTTGCGGTTCAATTTCAACCTGAGGTATTTCTTGATTTTTCAGCCTTACCAGTTGCAATCGTTGAGTAAACTGTCCTTGCACCATCACACTTTCAACACCAATTATCCTATATATGCCACTGAAAAAAGCAGTTTGATATTTGCCCACACCTTGTAATCCTGTCATTAGACCAGTTTCATCATCAAGGTCAACTGGTGTTTTGAAGGATAAATTGACATAGACTTCGCCCATTTTGTCATATATTGATCCATCATTAAGTGTGAATGGAACTGTTGTGTCCATGGCATAATCTCCATATCTAAAATCAGTTTGTTGTAGGTAAAACGGGTCTCCTAGTATTTCAAGATCTAAGTTCAATAAATCTGCGCCTGGATTTTGCAAAACTTCTTTGATTATAGAAAGTTGATCTCTATCTTCACCTGAACTTTCAGTTCCTGCTGATGGATTAGATTTGTCTGAAATTGATCTTTCTAATTTGACAGGAGTTTTTCCTTTAACTTCAGCAACTTTACCTAGTCGTTGCTGTGCTCTGCTTGGTCCTTTGCCTTTACTATTTTCTGTTTTGTTTTTTCTCTGCTGTGGCAAATCCTGTAATGCTTGGAAGAACGCAAAGTTATATTGAATATCAAAACTTAATATGTCTCTGTTTGCACCAGTATAGATGTATTCATATGCTCTTGCAATTGGTTTGTTGAAAGAACTTTTAAGTGTGCTGGTGTTGACCACATTAGAGGCATCTACCATATATGAATAGGTGAAAAAACTAAATTCGCTTTCGCCATCTTCTGACACAGCAAACTTGTAATCAACATTGTACCAAGGCACTTGACCATCTCCATTGATGTTTTGCACAAACTGTTCTGGATTATTAACTTGTTTGGTGATGTAATCACTGCTTTCAACAATTGCTTCGATGATAGAAGTAATTGCTACACCTTTGTTGAATGTGTAAGTTCTTCTTGTTAGATTGCCATCTACACCTGCCAAATCTGATAATGGAGGAATATCCTTGAACCCTTGCTGATAGTCGACTTGACTTTCTAAATCTTTCACATATTTCCTGCCTTCTTCTGTGAGTTCAGGAGCATATGCTGTTGATAATGCTGTGGTACTATCGTGACCAATTGTAGCAGACAAGATATCCCAAGATGATGGGCCTCCCATGTCGTCAAAACTTGTACCACCTCTGATGAAATACTTTCGATTTTCATCTTTAGCGGCAAACTGTTCGTTCAGCTGTGTTTCTAAGTCATTAAACAATTCTCTCACAGTTTCTCCTCGGAGTGTGACTGGGTCTTGAGTATACTTGATGTTGTCATTCATAGTACTTGCGTTAAACGGAACTGCTTCAAAGTTGTAAGTGGTGCCAGCACCAGTCACATCAAAATCACAGTTTACAATTAAGATAGGAAAGTATCTAGTGGTGATTGCTTTAGTCGGTACTCCATTATCATCCATGCCATGAAAGTCAATGGTCAACAAATAGGGTGAATGCAAATAGTTGTCATTGCCAATGGCCACTTGGGCATCATGTAGATCATCCAACAGTGATGTTGCATATGGTTCAAACACTTCAAATGTTAATCCATGAACGTTACTCACATTTGTATGGCTGTTCAATCCTATGATGCTGTTTAGAGTGATTTGTCCAAAGTGTGAATTAAGCTGAGAGCCAGGTGCTAAACTGTATACTGCATCTGCACCGCCACCTGCTTTTTTCACACGCTGTTGACTTCGACTTGGTCCTTTGCCTTTGCCTGATCTTTTAGGAGCTTCAGCTTTTTGCTGTCCTAGTCCTGATGACCTTATTATTATGTTGGTATTGCTCGCTAATTTAAGTTCGTCGTTGATGTAAAATTCTTGTGGCAATGCAGATAATCGAGCATCGTAGGTGTATGTGACGTACTCATGCAACACATTTTCTCCTGGTGGTGGATGATTTACTTTGAATTTTTTGTTCTTAGACGTTGCAGATTCAGTTTTTTTGTTTTCTACCTGTTCATCTGGTGTTTGCACTTGAACGTCACTGTTTTTGGTGTTGGCCTCATACTCCCGTGCCTCCATCATGCCTGGAGGAGGATTGTTTGGATAGTTTGGTTGAGCAGTGGTTGACTCTGCACCAACTATTCTGTTTCTTGCATCAATCTGTGCGGCGTTTGTTTGTACAGCCACAGGCGTCCTGTACGCTTCATCTGTTCTTAAAGCGTTGGCATCAACTACTTTGGTATTTGAAGCTGGTGTAATTCGGTTTACTACACGGGAATCTCTATATTGAGCGTTTTGCGATCCATCATATTGGGTTGTGGCTACTGGTGGTACTCTTACAACATTATTGTAATTTTCATATCTAGTGCCACGATCGTACACCGAAGACCTTGGTGCCAGTTTGGTCCTTGTTTGCGATGCCGCTCCACTGTAGGTGTTTGGTTGATTCAAAAGTTTTGTTCTTGTTTTTGTTGCTCCCCCAGGATAAACTGTGTTGGTTGGAAAATTTTTTCTAACTAATGGTTGGCTTTTCAATGATGCGCCACCACTGTAGGTTGGTGCGTTTTCGTTCAACAATCCTAATTTGTTTTGAAAGGCCACATTGTCGCGATTCAATTTTTCAATTATGGCTTTTTGCTGAGGTCGTTCAATTTGGTCAAATACTGGACTGTTATTCACAATGTCATGAGCCTGCACATGTGACTGAGAAGGTAAACTGTTTGCAATATCAATATTATTAGCATTGGTTATAGGCTCTACTGGTTTTGGTGTTAATTTTTTCCTTATTCTTTTGGCCGCATTGCTGTAGGTTGGTTGTGATTCAATTGCAGATGCTACCCCTGAGTTGTAGGAACCTGTGTAATCTGTTTGCCATTTGTTGAGGTCTGCATTATAAACTTGTGTGATGCCATCATCAGTCACTCTCACGTCGCCATCTTTGGGCAATGCTAACACATCAGACAGTTCGTCTTGTGTGTAATACTTGTCTATTTCATCACTGTTATTTGCAATCCAATTAGCCGCCCAATCATAACCATTTTCACGTAGCCATGCCTCCGCCGCGGCGGCTCCAACAAATGTAGTTAATGCCCATCTAATTAGCGGGGCGGCCGCCCATTTACCAACAGTTGCATAACCTACCATCTAAACTCCTAGGCCAGTGGTAAGATTGTCTTGTTTTGGTATGCGTATCACAGTACCAGCAACAAAATCATACACTGGATCTTTGATCACGTCTGGATTGCGTACAGCAAACACCCACCAAAGTTTTGGCGTGCCATACAAGTCAAACGATAACAGATCTGGTCTGTTTTCATAAAAGGAATCAATTTGATATTCAATGTCATCTTGATCAAAATCAAATGTGCGTGGCTCATAAATGCTTAGTCTATCTCTAAATTGAGGTGTGTCAGCATAAGGCGATGTTGAAGCATACTTGGCCATTAGATGTATCCTTTGTTAGCCAATGCACCAGAGGCAAAATCTTTGAGAGAAAAATTGTCTTTGATACTTTTTCTGCTGTAAACTGGTTGTACAAGAACTGTGAACACAGAGTCTGTGGGCACTCTGGTCATTTCAATTGGCCCACCACTGGATGGAGCGGCATAATTGCCTTTGCCACCTCGGCCTTCATCTTTGGCTTTGGCTTCATTGATTGCACCAGATGATCCAGATACTGCAACGTAATCAACTGATTCCCTCAATTCAACAGTCACCTGTTCAACAATCACAGGCACATCTTTGAATATGTGTTGTCCATATCCATTGAGCCTCAATATCTGAGGTGGATTGCCTTGTGCTTCTCCTGGTCCATAAAACATTTTTGACACTGATCTTAAAAAGTGTAGTGCCGCCAACCAATATTCACCGTCTTTAGAATTTTGCACAGGAAAATTACCAATAATACTCATTGCATCAACTCTGCTGTTGTTGTATGCGTAGTATGGGTAATTGTTATGCACTGGTTCTTGTGGTGTGTATGCCGCAGAGTGTTGAAGTATGATGGTTGGTGTCACTGGCCATATCAACCCATCTGTTTGTTGTAATGGCGCCATCAAACCTCCATCTCTATAAAAGCCAGTTGCGGCAGGTGGTAAACTTAATCTCACACGCCAATCTTTTTCTGAATTTGCCGCTCCACCTATGATTTGTGGCTGTTCTTCTGGTGTGTTTTTAGGATCTCCACCTTTGGGTAATCCTGCTTTAGCTACTCTACTTTGTGATTTGCCTGCGGCTGTGTAGTTTCGATTGGATGGGTGTCCTGGGGATTTGTATCCACCTTTGTTTGTGTAGTTTCTATTTGATGGGTGTGCTGGAGAAAAATCATAAGTTTTTCCTGCTGTGCCTGTTGGTCTATTGTATCCGCCACCAGTGTATTTTTTGTACCAATTGGCACTATAATCATCTGCACCTCTAAAACTGCTCATATGCAATATTTAGCGTGTTTAAAAAGTGCGTATATAATTGATTTTTTGGTTGCATCACATCAACAAATACCATACAATTATTACTATAAATATAGAAAGATAGACATGGCAGTAAACTACCTTAACAACAAAGACATACTCAAACAGATACACAAGTCAAAAAATTCGTATTGTTCGTTTTCAAAAGATGGCTATGACAAGTATGATATAATTGTGCCTTCATTGGACAAAATCAACATCAGAACCACAGCACAGGCCAAACGCAACAAAGCCGCAAAGATGCAAAAAGAAGCATACGAATCTGCAAAACTAGAAAACAAAAAAGTCAAACAATCAGAATTTGAAGTCAAATGGCAAAAACTTGACAAACAAGATTTGATATTCCGTGTGATGACATATGATCACATACCACTTGAACCTGGACGCAAACGCAAACCAAAAACTGAAGCTGACCACAGGGTGAAAGTAAATTTTCCTCCATTCCAACACTACAAGTTCGACAAAGAAGGCAAACTAAGATGTATAGGCAAATCGCATTGGGTTGGTTCAATGAGCAATGGTAAATTTGTGCAGGTGTTGGATCATCCCACAGGCAAAATGACCAACGAATTGGCAAGAATGTTTTTGAAACTGTGCAAACGTTATGCCACCAGAGCAAACTGGCGTGGTTACACAGCCAATGACGAAATGCAATCACAGGCTCTGTTGCAATTGTCACAGATTGGTTTGCAGTTTGATGAGTCAAAATCAGACAATCCATTTGCCTACTATACTGCGGCAATCACAAACTCATTCACGAGAATTCTAAACATTGAAAAGAAAAATCAAAACATAAGAGATGACTTGTTAGAACTGGCACAGATGAAACCTTCATCCACGCGACAAAACCAAGACCTAACCAATACACCGTACACACCAAAAAAGTAGATTGACTTTTCATCTATAATTGTATTACAATTATAACAAGGAAAGCGACACATTGACACAATTATTTAAAAAGGCGGCTTGTTTTACTGATATTCACTTCGGTAATAAAAGTAATTCCAAGCAGTTTAATCAAGACGCAGACAGATTCGTTGACTGGTTTATTGGCCAAGCCA